CCCCGAGCCCGCCCCCGAGCCCGCCCCCGCCCCCACGCACGGCGCCAAGATCGCCCAGGCTTTGGGACACCCCAACCCTCTCCGGGCGTCTCTCTCTTTCAGCCCGCTCCGCCAGCAGTGGGAGGTCTACGTGCAGTGCGGCGGCCCGGCCGGCGAGTTCGCTGTGTTCAGGGCCGACGGCAGAATGCCTGTCGGGGCCGACCGCGTGTACGTCATCCCCGAGCTCGCCGCCGTCGACCCCACGAACAGCGTCTCTTTCGACGCCGCGGCGAGCATCATCCTCGCGCGGCTGGGCCAGCTGCCTGTGGAGGCTGCGTGGCGCCTGGACGCCGTCGAGATTGCGCACATGTGCGGGCTGCATGAACCGCACACCGCGACGTTCGGGTACTTCCAGGCGACGAAGCGCTGGGTCCTCTCCACGCGCCTGTTCTCAGACTCCCCTCGCTTCGTCCGCGAGTTCGGCCTCTCTGGAGACCGCGGCGCCGACCACCAGGTCCCGCAGCTGGAGGACGTCAACATCAACGCCGCCACGGCCACGGCCTACGCCGCGCGCATCATCCGCGCGTACCTCCTGAGCCTGCGCGGATGAACCGCCCCCAGCAGCACCTCCTGCAGTCGATCGACTCGATGTTCAGCCACGCCACGTCCCCCGAGGTTCGGTGGCTGGCGCGTGAGTGCGCCGAGGCCCTGCCCATCGGCATGCCCAAGTTCACGACCCTGAACGGGCTCCACGCCGCCCGCGGGATCCACATCCACGGCACCGCCCAAAGCAAGACGATCCACTGGAGCTTCCTGCTCGAGCGGTCCAGCGTCCTCCAGGACATCGTCAACCGCCCCGACGCCTTCGTCCCCCGGGACGAGGAGTGGCCCCTGCAGCACATAGCGCTGGATCTGACCTCGCCCTTCGTCTGGGCTGGGAGCTACCTGCCGGTGGTGCCGAACACCTGCCCCCTGCTGGGGTTCCGGGGCCTGGACGAGCTCACCGCCTGGGCCCTGAACCTCACGGACACCGTCGACGTCGCCCGCGCCCGCCGGCAGCTCGACATCGCCATGACGATGCCCGGTTTCAGGACCTGGATCGAGCGCATCAACATCCTGCCTGCGCCCCTGCCCCGGGGCGTGGACGCGCACGCGGCGATGGAGCTCCGCTTCGAGTTCCTGGACGCCCCGCTGAGGGACCCGTGCCTGGCGTCGCCCCGCACCCGGAAGCATCTGCGGCCCGACCAGGGCTTCGAGCCGGAGGACCTGCCGCGGTTCTCCGTCCCCTCCGTCCCGTTCAGCAACGCCAAGTCCTGGGCTATGCTGATCCCGGCCCCCGCCACGCGCTGGAGCCTGGCGGTGTACAGCCGCCGGCCCAAGAAGCTGAAGACCTGGCAGCAGTCGGTGCCGTACACGGAGCCCACGGGCTCGAAGACGGAGGTCAAGGTCGCGGACGTCTACTTCCGCTCGATGTACCACGCCTCGCTGTTCTTCCGCATCCCCTACGAGACGCTCAAGTCGCGGATGGGCCGCGGCCAGCGCCCCGAACGAGCGCTGGAGCTGGACCCGATGTACTTCAAGGGCACGGGCTTCACCCGCGCTACGTCGTACCGGTCGCACTGGCACAAGAAGTACGCCGTCACGGACCAACGCTGGTCCCCGGAGGATCCCCCGAATGTCTGACTACGGCTCGTACATGCTGAACCACACCCCAGAGGTGCGGAAGCAGATCGAAGACGCGCTGATGGAGCTCCCCGACGTCGAGGACCAGTCCTCGTACCGGGCCTTCCTCAAGAAGCTCGGCATCTTCGTCGCGGTCGGCAAGGTCACGCCTGCCGCCGCCGAAGCCGTCACGGAGATGGCCAACAGCATCTACAAGAGCCTGGTCTTCGAGGACGCCCAGAAGCTCCAGCTCCGCGTTCTCGACGCCAAGAAGAAGGAGCCCCAGCAGCTCGAGGCCGGGCACGACACCCCGGAGTTCAAGCCGGCGTGGGAGCACCCCGAGCCCGTGCCGCGGCGGGTCGTGTCTGCGGACGAGGACGACGCATGAAGAGCTACCTCTTTGTCTACGGGCAGGACGGCTGCGACGAAGCCCTCACGCGGGTCGTGTCGCTCAAGCCTGAAGAGCTCCCCGCGCTGCAGCTGGCGTGGACCGACGGCGGCGTCTTCTTCGGAGAGGAGACTTTCCTCGACCTGCGCCCGACGCCCAAGTATTGGCCGATCTCCCTGCTTCTCGTCGATGACGACTCGTGAGCCAGCACGCCTGGATGACGGACAAGCGCGTGCCGCGCGAGCTGCGCGACCCCGACAGGCTGGCCGAGCTGGCGCGCCCTGACCACTACCTGCCGCAGTACGGCCACGTCCTGGACCAGTCCACGGACACGATCATCCGCTTCCGGCACGACATCTGCCCGCCGGTGCAGCACTCCATCATCAGCTACGTCTCCAGCCCTCCGCGCCAGGCCAGCGGCCACACGAAGTGCCTGGCGCTCGTGGGCTCCCGCCAGACGACGAAGTCGGCGACCACGGCCAACGCCATGCTCGCCCGCGTCCAGTACACGCCCGGCACCAAGGCCGCGACCATCGCGGACGAGGAGGCCCGCGCCGACGCGCTGTTCGAGCACGTCATGCTGACCTACAGCAACACCCCGAAACCCATCCGCTTTCCGACCCGGAACACCCGCGCCAGCCGCGTGCTGAACTTCGTGCACGGAGGGAGCTACTCCACCTTCACGTCGGGCTTCCGGGGCAACACCGGCCTGGGCCGAGGCGTCGCCTTCACGCACATCTCGGAGGGCCCGTTCCACAAGGACTTCGGGGGCTTCTGGAACAAGTACTGGCCCGCGGTGGCCAACCGGAAGAACGCCGCGGTCATCGTCGAGTCGACGCCTGGGGCCATGACCGAGCCCTCGTCGCCCGCGTACCGCGACCTGATGATGGAGGCCAAGCAGGGCCTGGGTCGCTGGCTCTACGTCTTCGCGCCGCTGTGGACCTCCATCCTGAACGAACGCCCCTGGCCTCGCGACTGGCGCATGTCCAACGACGAGCTTGCGCTGATGTCGCTGCATGGCCCCAAGGACGGCGGGCCGATCAGCAGACCGAAGGACGTCCGCTTCCTGACGCTGGAGAACCTGGCGTTCCTGCGGGAGGTCCGGACCATGGACCCCAAGGTGCGGCGCAACCCCGAGCTGCTGTGGGTGTTCTACCCCAAGGACGACATCAGCTGCTGGCACATCAGCGGCAACTCGACGATGCCCGGCCACGCCATGAACGCGATGCTCCGGCGCTCCGGCGGCGTCGAGAACCTGGTCGAGTGGCGGCCGGCGGACGGCTGCTACCAGGAGTACTTCGCTCCCCGCGCCGGGGCGAAGTACGTCATCGGCGCCGACCCCGCCGGCTGGGGCAGCGGCGACCCCGCCGCCTTCCAGGTGCTGGAGGTCTGGAGCGACGCAGTCATCCAGGTCGCGGAGTTCAGCTCCAACACCGTCGACCCGCACCAGTTCGCGATGGCGATCGTCGCCGCGGCCGCGCGCTACCACAACGCCGAGGTCTTCTGCGAGAACAACGGCGTGGGCGCCGGCACCATCACCATCCTGGAGGTAGAGCAGGACAAGGGCAACCTGCGGCACCTGCACTACTACAAGCGCGGGACCCCCGGCGTGCCGATGAGCCCCAAGCGCCACGAAGAGGCCCTGGGGCTGATGATCGACATGGCGCTCGACAAGGCCCAGGGCGGCCGCGACGTGCTGGAGATCCACAGCCACAACCTCCACGCGCAACTCTCCACGTACCGCCACGACAAGAGCGTGCAGCGCTCGAAGACCGCGACGATTCTGGTGCCTGACGAGCCCGGCGCGCACCGCCGCCTCAAGCATCACTGGGACCGAGTCAGCGCCTTCCTGTGGGCCTGCTACGGCGTGCAGTTCCAGTCGCTGCGGGAGCGCCCGCGCACCGACATGTCGCCGTTGGTGTTGCCCGGCCTCGACGGCTACACGAGGGACTTCATGCGGGAGTACCGCCGCCTGAACAAGAAGCGATGAGCCTGCTTGCACCGGCGCGATCACTTCGGTACTTGTTGAGCATGGACGACCCCAAAGACCGCGTACGCATCGTGTTGCCCCGAGCTCGGTGGGTCTCTCCGCCGGCCGACCTTGGTACCGGAGACATCGTCCTGGAGACGGCGCACGACGCGCCGGTGTCGGAGATGGGCCTGCTGCTGTCGAAGGCGCCGCACTACGTGCGGGTGCTGCGAACCGAACCGAGCTTGCCGCACCGGGAGTTCGAGTACGTCCTGGGCGTGTCGAAGGCGGAGACCCTGACCGAGAGGGACGTCAACCCGAAGAACGGGGCCCGTGTTCGGGTGGTCCTGGTCATGGAGGCGAGGTCGGCGAGCTACGACGGCGACGTCCCGGAGGTCGTGCCTCTCTCAGAGGAGGACGCCGCGCGCATGCTGGCCTTGTACCCCGAGACGCCGGCCTGCCCAACGACGACCCTTGCGGAACAGGCGAACGCGGCGCCCAAGCCGGCGGCGTGGCACTACGGACCCCTGCCTGCGATGAAGCCCACGCCTGTGCAGCTGGAGCTGCGCTTTCCTCCGCGTGTGACGCGCTTCGGAGACGCGTTCCCGCCACTGCCGCCGCGCCCCGCGAGGACGATCGTTCTGACGGAGGCGCCGCTCGCCGCGCCTCCAACCGAAGACCCGTTGCCCTAACACATCGCCACGGTTACGGCCACGCCTATGTCTACCCCCACGTCCTCCGGTCACGTCGCCCACTTCCAGTCGGTGATCAAGCACCACAAGGCTCAGCACAAGCCGAACTTGGAGGAGTGGAAGAAGGACATCGACGCCTATCGCGGCAACTTCTGGGGCGACAACACGGACGGCGAAACCGAGTCCACCGTCCAGTGGCCCTACATGTACGCCTTCGTCGACGTGCTGGTCAGCAACATCGTGCCGCCCAGCCCCGCGTGCGACATCCGAGCCCGGCGCCAGGCCTTGTCCGCCACCGCCGAGGTCCGCAGCCAGCTGGTGCGCGACGTCTTCGACAAGGACCGCCTGACCGCCAAGCTGTGGAGGGCCGCCGCCCAGACCAGCCTGTTGCGGGAGAGCTTCCTCAAGGTCGTCTACTCGCGCAAGCGGCAGCGCCCGCGCTTCCGGGTCGTGCCTCCGACCCGCCTCTGGTACGACAAGAACGCCGAGGAGTGGGACGACATCCGCTACCTGATCGAGGCGGTGCCCGTCACACGCGCGGAGTTCCTGAGCCGGTGCAAGTCCAAGGGCCGAGGCAGGGACGCCAAGGCCAAGTACGACATGAAGCACCGCGAGGAGACGGAAAAGCTGTTCACGGCGTTCCCGTCCTGGCTCGAGACCCCCAAGAAGGGCGAGGACAAGGACCTGGAGACGTCGCGCCAGGCCTACACCTTCGCCGTCATCTACGAGGTCTACGACTTCGTCGGCAAGAAGTTCTACCACCTGATGGAGGGCTACGACGAGACCCTGCTCGACGGGCCGCTGCCGTTCCCCACGCAGGAGAACCCGTACTGGCGCCTGAGCTTCAACGACGGGCTCTTCGGGCTGCTGAGCTTCAGCGACGCGAGCATGATCCGCGAGCCCTTGGCCCGCCTGAACCAGCTGTCGACGCTGAGCCACGAGCACGCCGTGGCCTCGCTGCCGCGGCCCGTCTTCGTCCCTTCCCGCGTAGACGACCCCAAGGACCTGGTCGAGGCGTGGGGCTCCTGGAGCGGCGCGTCCGAGCTGATCCAGGCCAAGATCAGCAGCTCCAAGTACAACATCAACGACGTCATCCAGTGGAGCCAAGGCAACCCCCTGCCCATCGACTTCGTCAACCGCATGGACGCCATGCAGCAGCTGATGGAGTTCATCCTCGCGCTGCCCGCCTACAGCCGCGGCCAGGTCGGGCGCGCGGACGTGGCGACCGAGCTCGCGCTGGTGGACACCGCGCAGAAGACGCGGAACGCCCGCCGGCAGAAGGTCATCTACGACGCCATCGAGTGGGCCGCGCAGTCGGTCATCCGTCTCTTCGGGCTGTACCTCTCCGAGAGGGACGAGGAGGCCATCTACCTCAAGATGGACAAGGGCGGAGAGCAGGTCGCCACGCTCAAGACCCTGGGCCTGGAGACCAAGGACGGGGCCTGGGACTTCGACTACAGCGCGCACCCGTACAACGCCGCGGAGGACAACAGCACGGTCCAGCTCAAGAAGATCGAGGCCTTCGCCGATCTGCTGTTCAGCGGCAACCCGAACGTGGACCAGAAGCTCGTCGTCAAGGAGCTGCTCCGCGCGCTGAACATGAGCCACGTCTTCCAGGAAGGCCAGCCGGCCGCGCCCGCCCCGACCGAGATGGGCCCGGCTGGGCCCGCTCCGCTGGACCAGACCATGCCCGGCGTGCCTGCCGAGATGCAGGCCATGCTGAAGGGCGGCGGCGTCGGCGCTGGCGGCGAAGACCTGGCACCCCCGCTGCCCGAGGCCTCGGGCGGCGCCATCCCCGGATAGGAGACCTCCTTGCCTACCTACGCCATCGACTGCCCTTGCGGCGCGCAGGAGACCTTCGTGCGCCGCATGGTCGGCGGGCCCGTCCCCTGCAACAAGTGCGGGGCCGTCTGTCCGAAGGTGCCCACCGTGCCCAACCTGCGGTACTCCGTGTTTGAGACCCCCGGCCCTTCCGGGTCCGGGTCCTACGAGCACGGCCAGCAGGAGGGCGTCTTCCCCAGCCGGCAGGCGTTCGACAAGCATCTGGAGGCGACGGGCAAGCGCGTCGTGTCCAAGGACTCGGAGGAGGGGCGCAAGCTCCGCGACCGCTTCGAGGCCAACGCTGCGAGGACCGCCGCCCGCTTCGGGTACGACGACGCTGACGAGTTCCGCGCGAAGGCCCGGACCACCGAGCACATGACCAAGCAGGTCGAGCCCGACATCCCTCGCCTCCTCAAGAACAGGACCTCCGCATGAGCGAACCCACCACCGCCCCCGTCGTCGACGCCCCCGCTGCAGCGGAGCCCAGCGCGGCTGCCCCCGCCGCCCCCGCCGCTGTCGAGCCCACGGCACCCGTCGAGGCACCGGCACCGGCTGCGGAGCCCGTCGTCGAGGCCGCCCCCGAGCCCAGCGCTGCCGACTTCGACTTCAAGGCGTGGGACTACAGGCAGCGCGACTACGACGCCTTCCCCGAGGCGGCGCGGCCCTGGCTCAAGGGCGCGCACGAGCGCATGCTCGCCGACTTGATCGCGCAGGAGGAGGCGTCCGCCTTCGACCGCGAGATGTACAACAGCCTCGTCAGCGGCCAGGACGCCGAGTCCCTGCCCGCGACGGCGAAGATGCGCCAGGAGCTGGAGTCCCTGCGGGAGGCATCGAGCGGCCACGAGAAGCGCTACCAGGAGCTCCAGGCGGAGTTCGACGCCTACCGCTCCCAGGACATCAAGCGCCAGGAGGCGGACGTCGACCGCCGGATCGACAGCTTCGTCACGGAGCACGGGGAGACCCTGCGGCAGGCCGGGCCCGATGCCGTGGCGGCGTTCACCGCCATCACCTGCGACCTGGAGGACGGCAGCGGCCGGCTCTACTTCGAGGGCGACATGGTCGACGCCATGCAGATCGCCGTCGCGGGGCAGGGCGACCAGCTCAAGGCCTTCGCCGACCGCGGGGTCCCGTACGACGTCGCGGTCGAGTACCTGGCGATGAAGCGCGGCTCGGACACCGCACCGGAGGCCCCCAAGGCTCCGCCCCGCCCGAAGCCCGCGCACACCGCGGAGGTCATGGCCGGCGCCGACGGCACGGAGACCATCGCCCAGGACCTCCCCGCGGGCGGCGGCGACGGGGCCATCCCCGCGCACATCCCCAAGCGGATGCGCAGCGTCTACGCGGCCGTCGACAGGGCCTCGAAGCGCAAGCGGTAGCGCTGCGTACAGTCCTACGCGATGGTCGGGCGCGTAGGGCTCCCTTAGTGTGGCTTCGTTACCACAACGGAGCGGCTCAGTGTCCGACCTCTTCACACAGTCCGTGACCGAGCTGATGCCTGGCTTCAACGCCACCTTCGGTGAGTCGCACCCCGTCATCAAGGCGGTCCTCGAGAAGAACGGCCTTGAGGCCCTTGAGAGCGCCACCAAGGAGTGGACCCTGACCCCGACCGGGCCGGGCCGCTTCACGCACATGCGGACGGGCACCGAGCCCATCATGGGCGGCCGCGTCCAGGACAGCCGTCGGGCGGTGACGGAGGCTACCGAGTACCTCTACACCATCGACGTGCCGCTCCGAGAGATCCGTCTCTCCGAGAAGTCCAAGTTCAACATGGCCAAGCTCATCCAGAACTACCCGGAGCTGGCGATCACGGACATCCTGGAGGCCGTGGCCTACCAGTTCGTGATGGGCAACCACCCGGACTGCGGGCACCTGCCGACCCTGAACGGGCAGCAGAACTACACCGGCCACGTCATCACCAACCAGGGCTTGATCGAGTTCGCGGCGCCCGCGTCGCAGACCGGCACCGTGTTCCAGCGTGCGCGGAACAGCATCCCCGGCTGGCACAACCAGTACCGCGAGGTCTCCAGCTTCGCGGCGGACGGCATGCGCCAGATGCTGGGCCTGCAGCAGGACTGCTCCAAGCAGGGCCGCGCCTCCCTCGGCAAGATCGACACGGTCCTGACCGACGGCGTCTCCTTCCTGAACTTCTGCGACGTCAACGACAGCTACGTCATCGTCAACGACCGGAAGGGCTCCAGCGAAGCGCACATGCTCGGCGACGACGACGTCCGCACCAGCATCCCGCTGAAGTTCGGCGGCAAGCTGTGGTACGAGCCGGCCATCGACCTGACCCAGTTCACCGCTGGGACCAAGGTCCGCCAGGGCATCCAGTACCACCTGAACACCGGCGGCATCGAGTTCGTCACCGAGCGCGGCGACGCGGAGATGGACGGCAAGGGCACCGAGTGCCCGCTGATCACCTTCAACGACCTGGGCCGCCTCCCCACGTACCAGATGCGCCGCCAGGAGTTCCGCCTGAGCCTCGGCATGTTGGTGAAGCAGCTCCGCAACCAGGGTGCCCTCGCGGGCACCGCCATCCAGTAGGCCCGTCATGAGCATGGCTCGTCCCTTCTCGACCAACTTCGCGGAGACCTACGCCCCCGCGAACCTGACCGACGGCCTCAACGGCTTCATCGTCACGGAGGACGGCTCCCCCTACGTGTTGGGAGCCGTGGTTCCCGGCGAGGAGACCGCAGAGAACCGCCGCCTCTACGCGATCGACAGCTCCGGCGACGTCATCGCGGCCTCCAAGCGCCAAGGCAAGCCCTACGTCGCGGGCGCCACCGACGTCGAGATTTTCCAGTACGGCGGCACCGGGCAGTCTGAGTGGATCCTGGTCTACGCAGACAGCGCCATCGCCGCGGGGGACCCTGTCACCCGCCTGGTGACCGGCCTGCCGACCGGCTTCGTCGTCGGTCAGGCCGTCGGGGAGCCCTCCCTGGCAGGCGTGCACCCCGCGCGAGTGATGGGCGTCGCCCAGCACAACATCGCGGCCGGCAACTACGGCTGGATCCTGCGCAAGGGCAAGGGTCGCGTCCAGGTCGACGGCACCAGCACCCTGGGTGCGGGCGCCATCCTCGACGCGAGCGTTGCGGGCCATGTGTCGGACGCCGGCGCCATCACCGACGAAGTCCTCGGCTTCTTCCTGGAAGCTGTGACCGACGCCGTCGGTCTGGTGTGGCTCGACTGCCGCGGCTGATTCAGCAGCCGTTCACCGCGAAGGCCGGGCCCTGTGCCCGGCCTTCGTCGTTTGACGCGGGCGCCCGCGCGCGGTAGGCGTAGGCATGGCCCTGCCCGTCCACGAGATCATCGAAGAGGTCATCGCTGAGCTCGACCACGCGCCCAAGGGCTCTCCCGAATGGGAGCGTCGGGTCATCCGCGCCATCCAGAAGGGCCAAGAGACCCTCGCCGAAGACGCGCCGTTCATGTTCAACGAGCGCGAGGTCCACTTCCGCATCGAGCCCGACGCCCGGCCGACCGCGCCGACGACGGACCTGCTGGAGACCACGGCCGACCCCTTCGTGCTCAAGCGGGTCCTGGCCGACGCCCACGCCGACATCGCCGCGTGGGAGACCAACAGGGAGTGGACCGGCCGCACGTTGCTGGTGCACGACCCCGCCGACGCCGTGGCCGGCAGCCCCAAGCAGTTCCACGACTTCCAGATCCGCGAGGTCTGGTCTGCCGGCGGCTACACCTACGTCTCGCTGACGGCGCCCTGGGGCAACGCTGCCAGCGCCGTGCTCGAGTGGGTCATCCAGACCAAGGCGGTCGTGCTCCCGCCCGAGGTGTTGGAGATCGACCACATCTACGTCAAGGACCAGCAGTACGCGCCGCTGGAGGGCGTGCTCCCGGAGCAGGCCGTGGCCTGGCTCCGTTCCCGCGAGGGCGACGGGTCGCGGGCGGAGGGCGTGCCGACGTCGTTCTGGCGCACGAACATGGCCCCGATCGAGGGCCCGCACCTGCCCACCGTCGCTGCGGCGTCGGAGACCAACTGGGTCGGGCCGGAGCCGGTCGGGGACTTCCAGTACTTCCACAGCCTCGTCTGGGGCAAGCAGGAAATCTGGCTGAACCACGGCAACCCGCACACGCAAAGCGCGACCGCGGCGAGCTCCACCCGCTACAAGCCGTGGCAGGAGTCGGCCCTGAGCCGAGGCTCCGCCGCAGTCGCCGTGACCGCCGCGCTGGGCAAGGGCGTGGACGTCACCACGCCGAACATGGACTTCGCGGCTGGCTTCCACGACGCGGCCGTGCTCCGCCACCAGAAGTCGGGCTGGAAGAAGCGCATCTACCGCAAGCGCCTGACCGACGCCGCCGGCAACGCGCTGACGGACTTCGATCAGCGGGCCTACCTGATGACCGAGATCGACGGCCACGTCACGACGTGGACGGACGACGGAAGCATCACGCCCGACCGGAACACCCCGGCGCCGTACCCCGGCGCGTACCACGCCATCGACTTCTGGCCGGTGCCTGACCGGCGCTACGAGGTCGTCCTGGTCGCCGCCTGGTACAACAGCCGCATCGAGACGATGACGCAGGTCCTGAACGTGACCAAGATCGGGGCTCGGTGCATCATCGACCTGGTCAAGGCCCAGCTGCACCGCGCGAACGGCAACTACGCGGGGGAGGGCCTGGCCATGAAGGACTACCGGATGCGCCTGGTGCGCCTGAAGCACCGCCAGGGCACCGGCATCCCCGCGTCCCAGCCCATCCACGTCGGCCTGCCTGGCCGGCGCCGGAGCCACGTCGACCGCTCCGCGCTCCGCAACCAGCGGCCCGGCGACACAGACCAAACCACGTACCCGTAGGAGGCCAGCATGGCCGTCGTCGCTCCCCCCATGGTCCCTGGGGGCCTCTACCACACCATCGACCCCGACACCAAGCAGTCCATCACCGCCGTGATGGCGTCTGTCGTGGCCGATCCCGGCAAGGTCGCGCGGGGCTACTTCTTCATCCCTGAGTGGGGCGGCACGGTGTCCGTGGACGACGGCAGCCACCGCCTGGCGCGCATGGCGCTGATCTCTCGTCCCTACGCGTCCAAGACGACCAAGCCCGTCTACGGCACCTACTACAAGGGCGACACCGAGGGCATGGTCGCGGCCAAGGCCCCCAAGGAGTAGCCCTCCGTGTTTGTGCACCACAGCCGGCGCAGCGATGTCCTGGACATCCGGGGCATCTCCGACGACCTGCTCTCCGAGGAGCGGGCCGGCGCCGCCGTGCACAACTTCCGAGAGACGGAGGAGGGGACCCTGCGCGCTGTGCACGGCCCCGTTCTCTACAACCCGGTGCAGATCGTCGCGGGCGGCGCCTCCGACAACATCTCAGGGACGGTGCACGGCATCCACCACCACACCCTGGAGGGCGGCCGGGACGTCCTGCTGGTGCACGCTGGCGGCACGCTGTACGAGCACAGGGGGTGGGAGACCCACGGCAATCGCTGGGCGCCTCTGGTGGCGGCGTCTGGCGCCGACTGGGCCTGGCCCCTGGAGTCCGCCCGCGCGCGCTGCTTCCTGACGCAGTTCGTGTCCACGCCCCTGGGCGTCGTGGTCATCCCCCAAGGCAACGGGGGCTACGCCCGAGCGTTGTTCTACGACGGGACCCTGGTCGCGCCGCTGGGCTTCGCGTCCGCGCCTGCCCCGCCCCGGGGGTTCGGGCCGAAGTCCGCCATCCTGAGCTCGACCAACGACATGGAGTACGACGACGGCGCGAACCTGGCGGGCTACCGCACCACGACGGACTACCCCGCGGACGGCATCGCGACAGGCATCGCTGTCAGCATGCGGGCCATCCCTCCCGTGTTCGGCCCGCACCGCATCGGCACCGTCACGCCCAACGCCACCACCTTCCACGGGTCCGCAGGCACGACCGCGAACCCCCACGGAGGGGAGCTCCACCACGGGGAGTGGCGCTGTCGGACGCAGTTCGTGGACATCTGGGGCAACAAGAGCCCTCTCAGCCCGCCCAGCGGGGGCGTGGGGTGCTCCCAAGAAGAGAACGTGACGGAGGGCCGGCGCCGGGACGCCGTCCAGCAGGACGCGGAGCGCCTCAAGATCCAGCTGCGGTGGGACCTGTGCGCGACCGACTCCCGCTCGCCCCTGCTCGGGGTGAACCTGTACCGGTCCAAGGACCTGATCAACTCCGGCGACGCGACCTACTACCAGCTCCTGGACTACGCCACGGTCGGGCAGCTGGCCGTCGTGACGTTGCCGGGCAGCTCGTGCACCGTGTACCCCGACAACATCCCCGACAGCTGGCTGGTGCGCCCCGCGCAGGAGCTGGAGCCTGTGCCGGAGTTCAAGGTGGCGGCCCTGGCCCTGGGCCGGCTGTGGATCGGCAACTGCCGGGGAGACCCCGGGCGGGTCATGCCCTCCCTGCCCGGCTTGTACGGCACCTTCGAGGACGGGCAGCGCATCTACCCCGACGTGAAGGGCTCCGTCACCGCGCTGCACGCCGTTCCCGGTGGCCTGCTGGCCTTCACGGAGAGTTCGGTCTTCCTCATCACGAACAACGACTTCGGCGAGGGCTTCCGCGTGGCCTCCGTCAGCACGCGGGTGGGCTGCGTCAGCCCGGACACCGTGAAGACGCTGTTCGATGGCACGGTCGTGTGGCTGGCGCGGGAGGGTTTCTTCGCCTGGGCCGCGGGGGCTGACGCCCCGGTGTCCATCAGCGCTGACCTCCGCCGGCAGGTGCTCCGCATCAACCCGAACTGGAGACTGCGGGCGTGCGCCGCGGTCGACCCGATCCAGGGGGAGTACCGCTGCTCGGTGCCTGTGGACGGCTCCGCGGAGAACAGCCTGGTGTTCGTGTTCAACGGCTCGGGCTGGAGCACCAGGGACGACGTGCAGGTCCACGCGATCTGCAGCACCAACGACGAGCGCCAGTACCTGCTGGCGGCCGGCGACGCCACGATGTCTGTCCTGGACGGGCTCGGAGCCCGCGCCAACGCCGTGGTGTCCTCCGTCTACGTGCTGGACCACGACGGGGACGGCATCGCCCGCAGCACCGCCGAGACGCGTGAGGCGTGGATCGAGACGTCCTGGCTGCGGCGCACCACGAGCAACCTTCGGGTCACCATCCCCCGCTTCCTGCTGTGGTTCGTCGAGACCGGCAACACGCAGGTCAAGTTCGAGAGCTTCCGCGACTTCCGGCGTCGGGCGACGTCCACGCTGGAGGCGACCCACGACCGGGCCCCCCGCAACTTCCCGCAGATGGACCCTCCGGGCTTCTGGGGCGCCAGCGTTGTCGGGGGCTCCGAGGACTTCCGCAAGCTCCAGGCGCCGTTGCTGCCCAACGGCAAGGACGTCGTCCGGTGGGAGACCCGCCGGCCCTTCTGGCAGAAGTTCGACGACTGCATCCCCAAGGCGTCGTCCTTCCGGGTGAAGCTGACGTTCACGGGCGATGCGGAGTTCATCGGCATCCAGTACATGGAGAACAGCTCGGCGGCGGACATCGGCGGCGGGGCCCTGGACGGAGGCTCGAGCGGCTGATGGCGACCACGCACCCCAAGCGCCGCATCCTGAACACAGGCTCGCTGTCCCCCGAGGACTACGAGGCCGCCGTGCGTCCCTTCGAGGAGGCCCTCGGGGCGCTCAACGAGCACAACTTCGACGCCAACGCGCTCAAGAACACCGAGCTGGACGGGGACTTCGCCCCGGGCGCGCTGTGCCGCACGGCGTACACCGACTCGGGGATCTCCGACGACGTGCCTGCGGCCCTGGCCCTGGGCTACAACGGGCCCTGGCTCGCCAACACGTCGTCCGCCATCGAGGTCTTCGCGCTCGCCAACGCGCAGCTGGTGGCAGAGACGGAGACCTGGGCCCCCATCGAAGGGACGCTGGTGACGGTCAACACCGACGCCTGCCGGCTGTGCGTCACCGTCGGGGGCCAGGGCGCAGGCTACAAGTGGGAGAACAACGTCCGGTGCTACAAGTTCGGCGTCTTCGTCAACGGGGCCCTGGTCTCCGAGTCCGTGATCGGCGGGCAGGACGAGAGCACCGAGGCGCCCAACATGGACCAGGGCGTGGGCTGGGTGGCGCTGCCCTTCGACTTCGAGGTCACCGTGCCTGTGCCGCGGGGCCGCCACACGGTGTACGCCGCCATCTGGGTGCAGCCCCTGCAGGGCGACAACCTCACGGCGACGTCTGACGCCCTGGGGGCGTGGATCCTGTACGCGGACTGCCACGTCTTGGAGCGTGCCCGATGACCGTCCGAGACCAGGACCCGTTCAACCAGGCGTCCCTGAACGACCGCATCACCGACGTCTACACGCTGTACAACGACCTGCAGGTACAGGACGTGGACCAGGCCGCGCTCGGCTGGCCGCACCTGCCCAAGGCCGGGCCGACCGGCGGGGTGTGGGGCGCGGAGTTCACCGAGCTGGGCGTGTACGGCGGCCACGACGACACCGACCCGTTGGGCGCCGAGCGCTACGAGAGCCACGTCGTCCAGCTCGGATACGGCACGCCGACGATGGCGTACCCCGACTTCTACACGACCAGCGCCTTCCGCACTACGGGGACGAACGCGCCGTATGGCGCGGGGGCTCTCGGAGAGGATGGCTGGTGCGTCGTGGCTCGCGCCAACAGCAGTACGGACTCCGCGGAGATCGCCTGCGCGATCCCTATCAACACAGGGCTGTTCTCGACCGGCGCCTGGGAGTTCAAGGTCGCGGGCTTCGTCGAGCTGGCCTACGTCGACGAGACCATTCGCGCCGCCCTGATCGCCCTTGGCTACGAGCCGACGCTGGGCGGGCCCATGCTGGGCGTCTGGGTCGAGATCGACAACTACGCCGGCGCCTCTCGGCGCGTGGTGATTCCGCGCAGCATCCGCATGTTCCCGACCGTGATGAACAAGGACACCTTGGAGGTCCGCACGGTGATCCGGTCGTCCACGTTCAACGACCTGGACCCCGCCGGCCGCATCGGCGCCAACGCCAACATCGTGGCCATCGGCCTGTGCTTCGTCATCCGGCAGGACCAGGCCTTCGGAGGCACCACCATGACGGAGGACTCCTGGTGGCTGGGCACCTGGGGGCTGTCTGTGGAGCCCTTGCTGCGGGAGGACCTCTGATGGCAGACATCGCAGACCACGACGCGACCAAGCTCGTCACGGGCACCACGCCCACGGCGGAAGACCTCAACCGCAAGGTCTACTACCCGCTGGAGAACGGCAGCGAGCTCGGCGAGGCCAACGGCAACCTCGACTACGACAACACGCACTCCGCCATGAAGTTCCAGCGCCGGCATGTCCAGCGCGGGGCCTGGACGCGCGGGTCGCAGTTCGGGGCCACCGCCAACGTCGACTTCATCGGCGACTTCCTGTTTCCGAACTTCGGGCCGGACTACACGGACTCGCGCGTCGACACGGGCGTCTACTCCGTCCAGGACCAGTCCATCTTCGGCACGGACGAGCTGCCGTTCGTCACCATCCCGGGGATGGCGGCTGTGGTGCCTGTGCCCTACGACGGCGCATCCTGGATCCGGGTGACGTGGCGGGTGTGCTACGTCACCGGCCCGGGGCTGTTCCGGCGCGGCGCCCTGAGCGAGTACGGCGCCCAGGCGCCCGAGCCTCGGTACGGGCCCAGCGCCGTGGACGTCGAGAACACGAACTTCAAGCGCGGGCTCGAGGCCGGCATGCTGCGGCTGTTCGTCAACGGCGTGCCCCACCCGTTCCTGCTCAAGCGCATCCCTGAGGGGCGCACGACCACGGTGCCCAGCAGCGACTACGGGCGCAGCCCCGCCAACAACCTGATCAAGCACTCCGACTTCCAGACGTGGGAGTTCAGCGCGATGATCGACGCGGACGCGGTCACCGCGTGGGGGTCGCCGCTGTTGGGGAAGAGCCCCCTGACGAAGGGCTACCACACGGCGAGCTTGCGGTGCTTCAGCAGGCACCGTATCCTCCGCTTCAAGACCCGGTACTTCGAGGTCACCGTCCAGCGCTGAGGTTGACGGGAGGGCCTCCTCGGCATAGGCCGAACGAGAGGAGACGTCATGCCTGCGACTCGGCCCAACATGCGCAAGAAGATCGGGGCCCTGCTGAAGCCGAAGCCCGAAGAGCCGGATCCGGTTCGGGAGGCCATGGACAAGGCAGCGGACGACGCCGACATCCCAGAACAGGTCGCCGTGCCTCGGCAGGTCTCCGGCGAGGCCGACCGTGTCGCGACCGTCGCGGGTGCCCTCGAGCAGGGCGTCATGGACGCGGACGCGGCCAAGGCCAACGTCGAGAGCTACTTCGACCCCGAGTTCTTCACCCCCGAGTACGAGGGGTCCGAGGACTTCGAGATCCCGCGCGACCAGCGGCGCAACGAGGCCATGGCGCGGGCCGCCGGAGAGACCACGTCCTGGACGCAGCCCGGCGACCCTTGGACCTACACGGAGTACATCGACGCCGCCGGCAACGTGTACTTCGTGACGGAGAACAAGGCTCGTGGCGTCAGCGCCGAGGTCCGCCCCGGCGACCCCGCGTTCGACGCCATCGCCGCGACGAAGCCTGGAGCTGACGCAGGGCCGGGGTCTCCGCCCCTGGGCAGCGACCCGGCATCTGGCGACGGCCTGGCCGTGGAGCCTTCCCCCCACGACGACATCGAGTTCAAGGGGACTGCTGCAGACGTGGTCGATGCGTCCGCGGAGGGCCCGGAGGTGCTCCCGACCTTCGACGCCGGCACCACCGTCATCCGCTCCGACATGGCGCGAGTGCCGGGCCAGGACGCCCTGGAGCGACAGCAGCGCGTCGAGGCGGCGACCCCCCAGGCAGGGAAGGCGGCGCGAGCGGCGCAGAAGGGGCTACAGGCAGCCCGCGCCGTCAACGTCCCGGGCGCTGCCCTGGGTGCTGCCGCCGGGGGCGCGCTTCGGGACGCGGCGCTGGACACCCCTCCAGGGTCTGCTGTCGATGCGGGTATGGAGAACGCCCGCGCCGTCAACGCCCCCGGCGCTGCTCTCGGGGCCGCTGCGGGGAAGGCCCTGCGCGGGGAAGAGCCCCCGACGGAGGGCGAGACCATCATCGCCGAGTTCGAGCGCGCACACGGGCGCAAGCCTGCGAACATGGCCGAGCTGAAGGCGTACCTTCGCACCGGCGAGCTGCAAGGGGAGTCTGCCGTATGAGCATGCCGATCCAAGCCATCATGCAGACCATCAGCAAGGCCGCCGGCAACGCGAAGGAGACCGCCACCGAAGAGGAGGCCAAGCTCCAGCAGGGCGACCCGATGGCGGCCGCCGCGTCGCAAC